TTATTGCCCTATCGCCGTGATGTTGCAGGTTTCCGCGGTCATCGAGGCGTTGGCCGGGAGCGTCAGCACAGTCGCGGTTGCTGTCGGCTCGTAGGTGCCACATGACGCGAACAAATTTGGCGCGGCGTTGAAATTCGCACCCGCGAGATTTACGGTGCATCCGCTGCCATTGAAACATACAGTTTGCGCTGTGCCAGTTTCCTGATACGCAGTCAAAAGACAATTCACAACCTTGAAACTTCCCCCGGCCAGTGGCTCGCTACAAGTCGCCGTGCCCGCTGTCGGCCCGGTAACCGTCGTTTGCGCGACGGCAGAGTTCCACCGACCGGCAGGGTCAATCTCGGCGGTTGTCGCGCCAGCTATGGCTGAAGCGTGGAACAGAGTATCCCCACTCAAATCTGCGCCTGGCACCCCTAAGCCGTGAGGATTATGCCCAAAACTGAAATCGTTGGCAGCGTCGGTTCCGACGTAGGTGACGCCCAGGTCATCTAAATTGATGGCAAAGCGCGCGGCTCTGGTACAGGCATTTGCTGCCTGATCGCCGTCACTCGAACCATTGAAGGAATTGAGGCTGCCGCAAAATGTGCCGCTGCTAGTCACAGTCGGCCAGCCGCTAGCAAAGTTTGTGTTCCAAATACTCATGCTACCTGTGCCGTTGACGATTGTGACTGCGCCCATCCAGCTATGGTCGATGGTCGCGAGGTAGCCCTTAAAAGTAATGTTCGCGCTGTAGCCGCCGTCGGGGAAGCGGTCATCGTCAAGCCGCAGGTTGAAGCTCGTGCTTTCAACGTCAATCGCAAGACCGCCGGTCAGGCTCGAATCAGTGCCTAAGTCGGAGTTTGCGATGAAAAGGCCTGCACTGGAACCGCTGAAAAACGTGTTTGCGTCTGCATAGAGCGTCCCAGCACCGCTCTCGGTGGTAATCCCCGTGGCCGTGCTCAGATGGTCATAGGTGCCTGCCTCGAAGTCGAACAGCCAAGTATTCGATGAAAGAGCGCCACCAGACTCATTAAACGAGCCGCCATGAAGCTCGATTGCACCTTCGAGACCGCCACTGAAATTGCCACCCATGATGGTATTTTGCAGCGCGTTCGAGTGGCCGATGAAGATTCCGGCGTTTGCTGTATGGCAATTTAGGTTGCGAATGGTGTTCTCTGAATTGTTTTGGTCGTAACCCGCCGCCGCCGTGTAACAGATGCCGTAGTATGGATTTCCAGTCGAGTCGTTCAGGTTGCTGTCCTGGCTCTCACCGACATATGCGCCACCGGTGCCGCCGACAGGACTGTTGACGTTATGCTCGATGCCGCACAACGGCGTCCCATTGGTTCCGTCGATGTTGATTCCGTCGGTCGCCATCTGGAACGTATTGACGCCCTTGATGACGCTCATTCCCTGCATCATCGGCGTGGTCGCAATCGACGTGTACGAACCGCCGGTCAACTGGATGCCGGCCCATGTGTTGTTCGAAGCACCTGGCGCTCCGCCGATCACGATCGGCTGGCTCACCACGAAGGTCATGTTGGGCGGCAGCGCAACGCGCACGCCCGTGGCGTAGCTCGCAGGAGTTGCAGCGGCGGCGATAGCCGCGGAATCATCGTGATAGCTGGTCTGCGACGTGACACTGGTCGTCGCCGCGTTCGCCAGCGTCAGGGTCGTCGTGCCCGCGCCACTCGTAATCGTCGTGTAGAGCGCATCCGCGCCCACGCTCGACGGTGGTGTCGCCGACAGGCATGGGCTGGAAATCGTGATGGCGCTCGCGCCGATGTCGCGGTAGTAGGTCGCGGGGCTGACGTTGCTGGCGTTCTCTTCCGACGCCGGAATGATCGCGATTGGCGACGTGCCGCGATAGACGACAAACGCGGTGTAGCCGTTCGCTGTCGGTATCGTGAGCGTGTTGAACTTTGCCTCGGTCAGAGTGACCGCATTATTTACGCTTGTGCTCGCAACACTAGCCGCCGTCTCACCGCACTTTCCGTCGAGCGCGGCGACTTTGTAGGTGTAGGCTGTCGCACATGTGCCCGTGCAGGTCGCCGTCACGCTCGGCGCCGTGGGCGTGGTAATCGAAGGCGTCGGGCCAGCGCCCGGCACACCGATGCCGTTACCGCTCTTCCAGTTACCAGCTGCCGCGAGCGTGGCGGACTGCGAGCCTGCTGAAATCGTCACGCTGCCTGTGTTCTGTGAGCCAGAGATTGCGCCATAATCCGCAGCGTTGCGCACGCCGTTGAGGCTGACATTGGCGATTGCGTCGCTGCCATCCAGCTTCGAGCCCGACAGCGTGTTGAGCTGCGCTCCAGTCTGTCCGAACGCAAGCGCGTCTCCATTGACGGTCGCGCTGGCGAGGTTCGACACCTTGTTGCCATTCGCGTTGAGATTCGCTTCCAGCGCCGCGCTCGCGCACGACCATTGTCCTCGAGTACCAAGAGCCCACGCACCGCCTCCGCCGCTCACGCACGGCGTCGCGTTCCTGCAGTCCTTGCAGAACAACAGCATCCCGTCCTGCTCGGGCGGCAGATTGGCGAAGGCCGGACTGGCTATCGAAGGTGCGATCGGCTGGGCGCCCGAAAATCGATCGTTGATCGCTTCGCGGAACTGCAATCCCGCTCCCACGCCAGTGAAGTTGGGGATCGGCTGATAAGCTCCGGGCGGTGGCAGATTCTGCGCCAGCGCCTCCTGACTCGCGACGAGCAGGATTATCGCGGCGAACGTCGTGGCTCGAAACATTGGCAAAATCTTCCGTCTCAAATCCATCACCATTGCACCAATCGCCCGCTTTCGTCGATAACCTCAGAACCCGATCGCGAGCCAGTAAAAGCCGCGCGCGGCATTGGTGCCAGCGATATTGTTGTTCCAGACCGAAAACTGCGAGGCGGTTGGGGGGCAACTGGCACTGACCATCACGACGTTATCACCGGACGCGTAACCAGGCTCGCCACTAAAAGGATTTTCAGGAGTCAGCGTCACCGGCATAAAAATCTCGCACGCGTTGGGAAAAGCAATTGGGAAGGAATACGGCCCATAGAGTCCTTCGCTCTCATTGGAACCCCAATTCACGAAGCCCCACTGGATGATGTACTGGATCAGCCCCTTATTTATGTCCGCGACGGGGATCTTCAGATAGCCGTTCTGCGCCATCAGCCCGCTGAACAGCGCCTGGAAGGCCTGCAACACGCCGATATTCGAGATATTTACGTCCTGGCGCTGTTTCAGAAACGCGGTGCGATTAGCCAGTTGCTGATGCGGCTCGTTCGATACACCGATCCCGCTGAAACTTGCGCCGCTGGCAGCGCCTTCGACCGGATCAGTTGCTTGAATTTGGTACACCTCATTGGAGGTGAACTCGGGTGCGTCGATTAGTGTAGCCATTGACTACCTCAGAAGGTAAGCGTCCACGTACCGCTGATACTCATCCCCGCGCCAAAGACTATTGGTGCTATCGTCTTGCGCGCGAGCATCGGAGTCGGCGCGGTCGTTCCGGGCAGTCCCGCGCTGGCATGGTTGGCGAATATCGCCAGCTCTTGAATGGTTATCCCCCTCGCGCCAGTGTCCGCCGTCGTCAGCGACCAGTTGAAGGTCACGCTGCCGTTGCCGTCCTCGCTGTGACTGTCGAGCGCTTTGTAATATGCGGGGGCGGTCAGCGCGCTGTCGGTCACCGTCGGTGCGTTCGATCCCGAGCCGAATCCCACCGCAGCCGCGAATTCGCCGCTTGTATCGCCTCCGAGCAGCGCCGCAAGGGCAGGCAGCCCGGCATTCACGAAAAGATTGCGACCCTCGTATTTCCACACGATACGACCTTGCCGGACAAGACGGATTCGCACGATTCCAATCGGCCTTTTCATTTTAACCTCCGTGCAAAACGGCTGCGCCGTTGACGATCAGCGCCGAATCTGCAACCGCGGGTTCGTTGGCGCCGTAAGTAATCCCGCTGTGCAGATAGTGAGCGTCGTAAGCGGGGACAATCGGACCGTACGCATCGGTCAGCGGCGCCGTCCCGATCGCGAGCTTCAGCGCGTCGTCATTGGGCGCGGGCGCCGCGTCGATCTGGTACTGGGCAATTCCGCCGAGCGTCAAATTGTCTGACGGCGCCGGCCCCGCGTCGGAAATCGCCGGCGCCACAAACCAAATCGAGTCCATCCACGCGCGCGCCGGTTTGAAGAAATTAACCGCTGCCGCTGCCGTGGATGCCGCGCCACTTGGGACACCCTGCCCGGCCACGAGATCGATCATGACACGGAACACCGCCCATCCCTGGTTCGGCGGATACGCGTCGCCGCCCCAGCGCGACTGTCCTTCGAGCAGAGTGACCTCCGTCCAACCCAACGACGCGAGCGCCTGCTTGATCGCCCACGGCGTACCGCGAAATCGATGCAACGGGATGGCGCTCATGAGCAGTTCGCGCTCTGCCGCCTCCGTCAGCGTCTGCTCAGAAACCAGGCCGCCGGATTCGATCAGATTGTCCACGTCGATCAGCAAATCGATGTTCGTAAGCGCGTCGACTCCGAGCGACACCGGCGCGATTAATTGCCACAGCGGCGACAAGATGTCGAATTGCCACGCCAGAAACGGCAACGCGCTTTCCACCACCGAGTCGATTCGGTAGACCAGCAGCGTCGTGAGATCGAGCGCCGCGAGCCGCGCGATCAGCACCAGCAACGCCTGCGTGCGCGTATCGTTGATCGACGGCGCGGCCGAAAGCTCGGGCATCAGCTGTGCTCCGTGCTGAACGCCGTCGTCAGCGAGATCATCGTACAGTTCGCCCACTGCCCGGCCGTAAGCGTGGTCAGCACCGGCGTCGTGAGCGTCACGCCATAGACACCCGCGACAGACAGCGCCGCAATTATCTGGCTCGGCACGATGTCGCGCTGAATCTTGGCTGCGAGCTCGAGCGCCAACTCCTGCGCGGCGGTTGTCGCCGCGGCGATCGTCGCGGTCGGATCCGCATCCGAGTAGAGCGTCACGGTCGCGGTGATCTGGTAGTCCACCTCAGTCACCGCCAGCGCGTTGACGGTGTCGGTGAGCGGACGCACCGTGTCGGCGTTCAGCGCCGCCGACACTTTCGCAAGCAGCGCGGAGTTCGCGACTCCCGCACTATTTGGCGCCGCCGCCGGCTGCACTGTAATCGGTCCGGTCAGCACGTACGCGTTCACCGATCCGGGGGAAGGACTTACAATTTGCGCGTCGATGATCGACGGATCGGCGCCGATCGAAAAAAACCGGTACGCTCCGATCGGACCCGCGACGCTGAACTGATTTGGCGCAGCCTGAATGCGCGTGCGCAGATGATCGTCCGTTTCCGGGGCGGATCCACCCGTGGTCGTGCTCGTATTGGTCACGCTCGCGATCAAGGCATTCGGATTGAGCTGGACGTTGACCTGCCCCGCCAGGTATCCATTCGCAGCCGCCCCTGGAGTCGTCGCCGCGGCAGCAACACTGCCGGTGGTTGCGCCGGCCGCAATGGTGATTGTTGCGCTGGTCGCGAAAGCAAACTGCCCGTCGTTCGTGCCGGCCAGCGTTCCCGCGGCAATCGTGAACGGCACCGTCAGCGCGTTGGCGAGCGTGAATTGGAGCGTCGTCACCGCGGGTTGCGCCGCCAGTCGAGTGACGCCGAGCAGTTGACCGAGATAATCGAGCATCGGGAACGACGCGAAGGCGAGCAGATTCTGCTCGGCCGCATACTGGATCGCATTGCGCACCAGCGATTCGCGGTACGCATACAGATTGATCAACAGGCGCTCGACCTGCGCCGGATAAAGCGTTCGGTCCGCGGCTGCCTCGAACTCGGCAATCATGTCGGCAAGGATTAGGTTTGGATCGAGCCCGTCCGCATCGTTGACGAACACCGGCGGCGGCAGCGATGGAACTCCTGCACTCATCAACTCATCCTTTCATCGCCGTCGGCGCGGCCCGGATTAGACCGTCGCTCCCGGGACTGTCACGGTCGTGATCTGAACTGGAGCCGCAGTGGCGCCCAGCTTGAGCTGCCAGTTGAGCGTCACGTCGAGATGCGCGCCCGACTGCGTGCTCCCGTCATTGACGGGTTGCGCCGTCACCGAAACAAGATTTACGCGCGGCTCCCAGGTCGTGATCGCCGATGTCAGTTCGCTGACAATTGCGGGCAACGCCAGGTTGATCGGAAAATCGATGTACCGCCAGATATTTGCGCCGAAAGTCGGCCGGATCGGATCGCTTCCTTGTGGTGTCGTTACGATTATCCCCAGGCATTGCTCGACGTCGGCGATTCCCTGCACGACTTCGCCGATAGCTCCCAGAGCCAAAGACCAGTCAGCCGACGTGATATCCGCCAGTGTGATTGCGCCCGCCGGCATCGTCATCCCGCCAACACGTCGGTGCTTGCCGTCACGATCGTTCCCGTCGTCTCGCCCACTTGAACTCTATCGCCGAGCCGCGCGACACCTGCCAACTGGCCGGTTCCCAGCTGCACCTGTCCCGCCGCCCTGATGATGACGTTGCCGCTCGAGTCGATCTGCATCTGTGCACCGTTGGCCGTAACATTGAACGCCGCACCTTGGGGGAGGCTCACGGTCAGAATGTGCTCGGTGCCGTCGTATTTGATCTCACCCTGGTCCTGAAACTTCAGATCGAGCAGATGTGCGTGAGCGTCGTACTTGATTTCCGTGGTGTCCTGGAAAAGAAGATCGAGGACGTGCGCGACGCGATCGTAATTGATGCTCGTGCCATCCCGGAAGGCGAGATGAAACTTGTCGGCGCTATTCACCGGCGGCGCGTCTGCGTCTGAATAAATCGCGCCCAGCACCGCGCCAGCCTCATCGCGCAGATCCATCAGGCATACGACCTGTTCGCCGATGTCCGGAATCCAATACGCCTTGTCGTTCTGCGTCTTGGGAAAAACAACCGGCAGCCACCAGCTGATCACTTCGTCGTAATCCGGAAACACCACGCGCACTTTTGCGCGCGCCGTGTCCTGCTGCTGCACGATCCCTACCCGGAAAGTGGGATTCAGCGCGGCAAATCGCTCACGGTATTCGATTATTTCGTTCATGCGTTTATCCGCCGCGCTGCAATTGATGTCGAATACCCTGTCGCTCGCGCCAAATGATGCTGCGCCGTCTCGATTAAGTATGTTCCATCCAGCGCGCCCCATCCGCTGAGCTGTACATTGTTTCCCGCCACCAGCACCGTGGTCCCCGGTCCCTCAATCGATGCGTCCACGAACACCATGTTATGCAGATGAAGTGCGGCTTCGGCCTTCACCAGAGCTTGCTGCGCGTTTTCGCAGCGCGCAACGATCTTGAGCGTGTCTCCCGTCGGAGAAGGCGGGTCCGCGGACACCGACTGAGTAATCAGTTGCTTCGTGTCAGGATCGAAGTACGAGAATTCCGCACCATCGTAGATTCGACGCGCCCGGTTCCGAAATGAGAACCGAACCACATCCGATCTCGTGATCGTTACCACTGCGGGTACGGACTCGAGCACCGGCCGCGCGTAAAAAACCAACTGCCCTCCACGCACTGTGAAATCGAAGTTGTGCTCTCTCGCCAGCCGCTTCAGAAATTCCAAATCCGTCTGGCGTCGTTGAGTGACGCGGGCAAACACGACATCGCTCTCGGACTCGGATGACGCCATCACCATTACCAGCCCGTACTTCGCCGCGATTAGCGCCGCTATTTCCACGACGCCCATGTTCTCGTACGCCACAGTATTCGCTGTGCGCATCGCCGGTGTGATGTATGCGGCAAGGCAGCGGAGTCTCATCACGTCGGGCGGACCATCCAATTCCAGTTCGTCAATCTGAAATTGGCCGCAATCCAGCAGGGCCTCGCCCCTATAGCCAATTTGCAGACTGACTATGTCGCCGAGCGCCGGATACCAGGACCCTTGCCATCGCTTCGTGGAATCTTCGAGTTCCACTTCCAGCTCGCCTGAAGCGCCATCGAGTTGATCGACATATCTGATCGCAAGAACCATTTGCGATACATCGGCGGTAATATTCACGCCCAGGTAACTGAGTATCCACTGCGGCGAACGAACTGAATACGATGCCGTCGCAGCCATTACGTTCCCGCCGCTTGAGACATTTTCCAGGGCGGCAAGTCGGCCGTGACCACCGCGCTCTTCTCCAGGATCGGCACGGCGATCGATATCCCGGCATCGAACACCGGCTCAATCGGTACGTTCGGATTAGCCATTATGATCGGAGAATAGTCAGTCGGATCGCCATAGTATCGCCAGGCTAACAGATCCCAGCGTTCACCGGCCCTCGTAATGTGAAGTATGAACTGTCCAGACGGCGTCATCGCGCGGCGCTCCTCACGATAACCGCGGCGGGCACGTCGTCCGCTTCAAGATTCGGACCGCTTGTGCCTGTCGGGGACGGAATACTCAGCAACGCCGACACGCCTGGCGTGGATCCGTCCGAACCACTGCCGGCGGTTCCGCTCGACGCCGTCGTGATTCCTAGCGGAGAAAATGTCGCAACAGGCAGCGCGCTGGAAACAAGTTGCGGATCAGCTATCCATTCTTTGAGTGCGAGTGCGACCCTGATCGCCAGCAATCCGCCGAGATCCGACATCTGCATCGATTTCACTTTAATCGATTCGATCACAAAGAGACCGAGGTACGTTCCGACGCCGAAGATCAGCGGCAGCGCGAGATGCTGCGCGGCCGTCGCGCGCAATAGCGCCAGCTGCACGGCAGGATTCGTGAACGACGAGTGCCACATCAGCTCGAAATTCAGCCGCTGGAGATCGTCGCCGACCCATTGCAGCCGCGGCTTGCTTTCAATCACCCGCTGCTCGCCGAAATCGTAAGCCCCCGCCGATTCGTAGCCTTCCGGAGAGCCAACCACCTCGAACAGAATGTCGCCCAATGCTGCGAACAACTAATCGCTCCTCAGAACTCCGCGCGCTCGCGCCGCGCTGATTCTCGCTTCAATTGATTGAACAGTTCCTCGCGATGCGCCCGCAGTGCGCCAATCGCATCACGCTCTACATTGCCGCCCGCCGCCGGCGCGTTGATCACGACCGTCGGCGACGAGTTGATAGTGATCCCCGTGCGCACGCCGCTGTTATTCGGACCACGAGCGTTGCCCGATGGTTCCGCGAACTCGCGCTGAGAGAGATTTGCGGGCGGAATCACCGCGCGGATCGATGAAGCCATGCGATCCCTCGGGAGCAAGCCTGTCCCGGCTAACGCCGCTCGTTCTGCTTCCAGACTTCCTCGCGATCGACTCGAACCTCGCCCTGCATCTGATCTCGGCGGCGATTCCGCATTCGCGACAACCATCCCCTGAGCAACTTCGTTCGCGCGGTGCGCCTGCTCGGCGAAATCGCTCGAGCTCTTCAATCCGGATTCTGTCGAGCGTCGGCCCGCATTGGAAATCGCCCAGGCTGCGCTTCCCGATTCAACTGAGCGTTCAACCCGCGACACAGCATCCGTCGCGAGAGACAATTCCCGAATCCCCCGGGACAAGCGGCCGCCAGCGTCGACCCTTGCCCTCGTGCGATGCCACGCATTCGCGTGACCGCCACGCCTTCCTCGTGACTCTCCATCGATCGCGCCATCCGAGTCTTTCAGCCGCGGCATCGAAGTTGCCGCCTCGTTGCCCCTGATGCTGTCACTTACTCGCGCAGTCGCATTCAGCACCCTGGCGCCCGCGGCGAACGTCCGAATTAATTGCGCAGCGCTCGCAGTCTTTCTCCAACCGTTTCTTCCATTTCGACCTGGATCGTCGTCTGCTCGGCTCTGAGAGCCGTCACCACGAGTCTCTCCGTTCGCGAGAGATCCTGCCTCCGGACGATGATCGTATTTCAGAAAGGAAGCATGCGCGGGGAGCTGCCAGCGATGATCTGCGGTTATTCCGATGCCAGCAGTCGCCCGCGCGATCCGGACGCTCTCTCCTGCGAAGCCGGCCATCCGGTCAAGATTGCTGAGCGCGCGCGCCGACTTCGATCCGCTAATCTTCGCCGGCGTGTCGATTGTTTTGGATTGCCTCGCCATCTGATGATTCGCTCTGATGCCGCGATTGTGGGGTTCAACTAGGCTCGCGCGACGTTACGTTCGAACGGGCGCCGTTGAGAGGTCGCGGCCTCCACTCGCAACGGACGTCCTACGAGTTCCTTCCCGTTCATCGCCCGCAGCGCGACCGCAGCGTCCTCCTCATTCGTCATCTCGACAAATCCGAACCCGCGCGAGCGCCCGTCGAAACGGTCACGCACGATCTCGGCTCGTTCCACTCCGCCAATCCCGGCAAAGGCTTCACGCAAATCGCCATCGCCCAACGAAAAACTCAGATTCCCTACAAATAGTCTCACGCCCATCGTCTCACCATCTCGCGTCATTAGTTACTTCACGCATTGCGCTATAGTCACTGTAATTACTACTCATGATTCGCCCCCTCCGCCGCGTTCGACGCGCATCCGTTCATAATCCGTCATCGCGTCGAGCCAGTACGACAGCTCCACAAAGTCCATCCCGCTCAGCTCCCGGACGGAGAATCCGAACTGGACGAGGCCTGCGAAGCACGCTGCGGAGGGCGGTCGAAATTTCGGTCGAGCACCTCGTCCTGTAGCGCCATCACGTCCGCAAGATCCATCTCGAGAACGTCCTCGTACACGATCTTGCGCCCGTCCACGCGCGTCAGCTCCGCGATTAGCGCAAATATCACCGCGCTCGAGTCGCCACCCGCCGCTGCCCGTTGCGCCCGCATCAAGTCCCGTCCATGACCTTTGCGCACCTCGGCGCGCGAGCCCGAAGGTAAATCGATGCTCTGGGTATCTTCTTCCTCTTTCGTTTCCGGGCCGCCGATACGCACTCCATTCACCGTAATTTCATCGGTCTTCATTAGTCATCGCCCCCGTCTGCCGGTTTCAATGCAATCCCCGGTCAGCCGCCGAGATTTGAGCGGAAAGTACTCAGTTGGTCGACACCGCCGACTACGTAGATATTGGCGAATACGTCGTACAAGTATATTTGGACTCCCGCCACGTATAACTCACAGTGATAGATACTTATCACCGACGTGGTCTCGACCATTTTATGCTGGCGGAAAGTGGGACTTCCGGCATCCTTGAAGATTCCCGTCATCAGGTACACCACCGGGAGCTGCGCGCTTCGGCCCTGGCTGGTGTACTGCTCCAGATTTCCCCGCGCCTGGAACGAATGTGTTTGGAACGGACTGGTTGACATCGTAAGCGTACTCGCGTCGAACGACGTCCACTTGATTTTCGACTCGAGCTTTTCCACGCCCGCCCACAGTTCAGCCGTTCCGGCCATCCCCAGGCCCTTGTAGTCAATCATCTTGTGCTTGGGATTGGCGATCTCGATCTCTTCGGCCCGGCCCAGCAGTCCGACGCCGTCGATGTATATATTTGCGTTAGTCAGTGAGTTGATCTGGATATTCATCCTGTTCCCCTGGTATCCGCGCGAGTTACGACGTCGCTCCCGCCGCTGCAGTTATCGGACTCGTCTGTCCGAGTTGCTGCAGCAGCGTCACGTCTATGAATGCCTCAAAGGTGATTCTTTCCGCGGGTGGCGGGGGCATTACGTCGATGTCAAAGACCAGTTGCCCGGCGGCGACCTGCGTGGCAGGATTTTCCGCCGGGTCGAAGCTTGCCGCGCCGGCTACTAGTGCGCCGCGCTGGATAAGCGATCTGATGAATGCGTTGGCGCTGGCGAGGATCGCGTCGATCAGCGCGTTCGAAATCGGCTGGTCGATAAACTGGAGCATCGCCAGTTCCAGCGATTCCTCGATTACGTCCATCGTGCGCCGTACCGAGATAAAATTGTCCGGCGCGGTTGATGCCGGGTACGCCGCGCTCCGATTGCCCCACACCCGAAGTCCGGTGCCGAATGCGTTGAACACCGTCACGATTCCAGCCGCATTCAGATTATTGGTGTCGGACGACGCGTCGAGAATAGACGCGTAGAGCTGAACGTCGGGCCCGAGCATTCCATCGACCTGCGTGTTGGATGGCGACCACCAGTAACCCTGCGCCAGGTCTTTGGCCGCGATCGCTCCGGCCACCCACTGTGAATATGGACCCACCGAGTTCGCGTTGAATTGCGACGTCACCGGCGTCCCTGAAGTGCTGAGCGTGACGCCAGTCGGCACGATTCCCGTGTCGTAGAACGTCTCTTGCGGATAGCAGAGAACTGTTCGGTTGCTCGACGTTGCGAAGGCATTGCCCACGACTCCGCGATTGGCTATCGCGGCCGCTACTGCGGTCGAAGGCGGCGAATCGACGAGCGCCGTCGCGCGAATCTTGATCGCCATGGCGTCGATTGCAGCCGCAACGGAGGCGTCCTGCGAGTAGCCCGGCGCAATCAGTATCTTGGGAAAGAATCCCATCGTCCCGTAGGTCGTCTGAAATGCCTGCATCCCCGTGTACACGCCGCCCGTAAATTCCCCGATCACGTCAGCGTCCGCCACCTTCGACGGATCCGCGTAGTTGAATGCGACCAACACGCTGGCGCCGGCGGTAATATGTCCTCCCGATCCAGTCGGCACGATCGTAATCGCACCATTCACCGCGTCGAGCGTATAGTCAGTGCCCGCGACATAGGTAGTACCGGCAGGATTACTGGTGACTACCACGTTGGACACGCCCATGTGGCCGAGATTGATAGCTCCCTGCGCGTTGAAGGTGAATGCCGTCGCAGCTATCGCCGTGAAATGTATGCTGGGATTGAACACGTTGACGACGATGGCCTGTCCCGCTCCCTGCGCCTGGATCGCCGCGAGCGCATACGGAATCGAGTATCCGCGAACTACCCGTCCGAAGTTTGCCGCGTCGCGCGCTGACGAGACCAACGCAGGCGTGTTGGGCGGCGCCGCGACCGACGGCGATTCCACCGCCCACGACGGCGCCGTCCCGACCAGTCCAATCACCGCCGACTTGACGACCGTGACCGGGACCGGCCCATTAGGTACTTCGATTACCTCAACTCCGTGTAAGAAACTCGCTGGCATGTGTCACCTGTTACTCAGTTGAATTGAATTACTATTTGTTCCGGCCTAGTTAGTCGGCTCGCTCTGGCCCGCTGTCGCAATAACCTCTTCGGCGTATGTGTATGCGAGCTGCACCGTCTCACCGGCGGAGATTGCACCGCCGGACAGTGCCGTGACAATTCCGTTCGCGCGGTCGACCGAGAAGTCCGTGCCCTGGATCAGCGCTGCGCCGCCGGGACCCGTGATGCTCACGGCAAACACGTTGCCCTGGGGAAGCTGAACCTGCAGGTGCGAATCGAACGTGTACGCCGCCGCTCCGACCGTGATGGAAGTCTGTCCGCCTTCTTCCAGCGCTATACCCTTGATGAAGAGCGGGAACCCGTCCGGCTGCGAGGCTTCGACTGCCACTGTGCTCAGAGCGAACGTCGATGCGTACGTCCACACGCCGCCCTGCTTGTCGCGCTTTACGAATTTTTCACGCACCGGGTACATCTGGCGGCAGCCCGCAATCCGATATCCGGTCAGCGCGGTGCGGATGCCCTCGATGATCGCGTACGCGCCGGGACTCGGCCCCGACGGGTCTCCACCGACCGCCCATCCGAGGTCACGCATCATTATCGCGATCTCGAACTCGAGTTTGCGTTCCTGGATTATCGCCGCGGTGTCGAGCAACTCGCCGTACTGCGCGCCCTTGTACATCACCAACGCCGCGCCCACGCGATGCGTCAGGCGCCAGCTCTCGGGCCGATCCGGATAGTGCGCGATTTCGATCGAGTTGATTTCCGAACTCAGTCGATTCACGATCGCGTCTTCGATCGTCGCGATATCGATCGCCGTCGGCGGCGTGAAGACCATGCCGTTCCACGGCGCGTCGAGCATGGCACCCATCTCAGTAGCCCTTCAGATTGCCGCGATTGAAGACGCGATCCGGCGCCCGCACGGTTTCCACCGCCCCTGCTGCCACGGGAGGTTCCTGGTTGTCGGCGGACAGACCGAGCGTGAGCTCGCCGGCCGCGACTTTCGTGAGCATCGCGACCGCGTCTTCATAACGCTTGCGCGCGTCTTCGAGGTCGTGCAGCGGTCGCAGCGATTGCAGCCGGTACATCGCGATATCGGTAGTCAGTCGGTTGAGAACAGCCGGCGGATCTGTCAGCGGGAGCGCGAAGCGCCCTTCGATATATCCGTCGATTTCGGCGGAAGCGTCGGCAAGAGCCTGCGTTATCGGCGCGTCATTTACCGTGGTCGCCGTAGGGTCTTCATTACTCAGTTGAACAAGGTCTCGATTAGGGTATCGGTTGATCACGTCTTGCGCGGTCGCGTAACTCACTGTCGTAACCTCATCGCGTCGGCACTGACTATTCCCCCGACAGGCCTCTCCGCGGGCGTCAGGCAACTGGCCTGCGCCCGCGGAGAGTGGGCACGCACTCCGGCGCCGCGGGCGGGAGGGGGACCCGCGCTAGGCCGGCTCAGGGAAACTGGTTTCATCTCCGCGTCCTTACGCCAGGAACTCACTGACTATAAGGTCCGCGCTGTTGCGCCAGATGTTCGAGGTCGAGACGGTCGCGCTCGCGCCGGTGCCGGCCATGAACTCGGAGTTCAGCAGTTGACGCGCGACTTCCTCAAGCGTCGGCGGGACCAGCAGATACACGCCGCTGCGGCTCGACAGCGCGCCAAATGGCTGTCCCGCGTCGGTTTTGAACGCTCTCATCGCGGCGCGCACCGCTCCGTAGTTGGCCGGATTGCTGAGATCCGTGTTGCTGGCGTATGCCAACTGCCAGAGCCCGACGCCGGTGTTGGCCCGCCCGTCCACGCCGTAGCGAAACTCGCGCCGGTTGAACACCGCCTCATCGGTGACGGTATTCATTCGCGTAACTGCGTATTCGCGCCGCAGCTGAAAGATGAACGGGCGAATCACCCGCGACGCATCGATCAGGAACCAGTACGCACCCGACCCGCTCGAGTTGATATTCGCCGCGCTGGTTCCGCTCTGTCCCATCAGCCCGACAGGATGACTCGCCGAAAAGAAAGGCACCCCGTCGAAGCCGACGACATCGCCTGGATTCGCCACCGCGTCTTTGATCATCGCGAACAGCAGCATGTCCGGATGCACCTTGGTGTCCCATCCAAGCTGCTCGATGATCGGCTCGTACGCGCCGTAGGTATCGTCCTCGATATCGTTGCGATCGATCGCGACCGTATCCTCGAAGTTCCGATTGACTATTGTGTATTCGTGCGTCTCGAGCGCTTGAATTACTCTTTCGCCTAGCCACTCGCGGAACTTGGTAGTCCGGCCGAGCCATGGATAGGTAGTCTGGCGCGACGCCGAACGCACCACGCTCGTGATCTGTTCGTAGTATGACGGCGGCTTCTCGAACCCGCGCTGGAAGACGACGTCGAAGCCGGTGAACAATGCGGTCAGATTCGCTGCACTGATTTCCATCTAATTCTTCCTCGTCTTCGTTTTTCCCGTGATGGTTGTCATCACGCGGCTCCGGCCGCCTGATGCCAGAAATCCACCCACACCTGGCCGCTCGGATCGATCGCAACCACGGTTCCGGCCGCCGCGTATTGCTGCACGCTCGCGCCACTTGCGCGATCGGTCGCCGTGACGTTGTTGTCGTCGAGCGCAAAGCAGATGAGTCCGACCTGCGCCGCGCCAACCGATCCATCCGTCGCGTAGAGGAACACTCCCTTGCGCGCCGTGATCGAAATCGCGCCCGCGGCGCCTGGATTGTTAATCGCGTTCTGCCCGGGGATTCCGTTGCTCACGTATTCGGCGCGCCCAACGATCTTGAGCGGGTTCGCGACAGTCGTGGTCGCGGACGCCGGCACCGCATTGCCCGCCGCGTTCAGCGCGACGATCCCGCCCAGGTAGATGTTGGTGTTCGCTTCGACCGGGTAAACGCGCATCCTGCCGCCATCGGCCATCTCGGGCGTGTTTCGCGCATTAGTTAGAGCCGCCATCTTTTCACCCTTGTTGATGCGCGCCGGCGCGGCCGCTTCGCAGCCGCGCCAGGCGCGAGTTAGTCTTGGTTGCTTCGAAAGTCGGCGCTGCGGATTTCCGCATTTCGGAGCTCGGCGTCGGCGCGTTCGAGGCTCAGGAAGTCCGCGCGTCCGCGCTTGCGCCGGATGAACTCCGAATGCTTGAGGCCGAGTTGCGAGCAGATGGCGAGCTCCGCCGCGTTAAGCCCGCCCGCTCGTCTCTCCGCCGGCGGCTCTCCCACCATTCCCAGATTCTCGCCGACGATAGACGGCTGCTTGGCGGCGAACGCCTGGAATCCCCGCGCGTCCGCGGCACAGTACGCGATCGCCCACTCGCGCTGCGCCGGCGCGATTTTGCCCGCGCGAATCGCCGCTTCCACCGTATGCGCGGCGCGCTCGCGCGCGCGCTCGGCCTTGAGCGCGTTGAGCTCGGTAAGGGCGCGCTCGAACTCCGCCATCGCCACATAATGCGCCGGGTCGTGCGCGTGCGCGCCGGTCGTTGACGCCGCCGCATCTGGGGCCGCGCGCAGCTCGCGCACCCTTGCGACGACGTCCGCGACCGTCGCATCGCCATCGAGGTTCAGCAGCTCGCGCAACTCTTGAGTTGGAAATTCCATGCGTTCGTCCTTCGCGTCTGCGGCCGCCGTGTGTGACGCCGCGATCGCGGTCAGGTGAAGGTTTGGATTGTTGGTGAGGCCGGCTCGCAACAGCCGGGTCACGCTGCCGTCTTTCGGATCGAACTGGAACACGGGCGAGACGTACCGGTACTCGCGCGCCACGATCGAATTCGCCGCCCGCGCCGTCCATTCCACACGCCCCCACACCGCGCCGCCACGCACCTCGAGTTCGCGGATCCATCCGGCCGCCGGAGCGGGCCGTCCTTCGGGCGCGCCGAAATCCGTGGCATGGTCGTAGTCAATCGGCAGGCCCGCATTCATCTCCAACGCGATTGTCGACTCGATTACCGCGCTCGGATCGTCAAGCCGAAATGGCCCGCGTCCGTCGCGCCCGTAAAACACCCCGGCCGGCAGCAGCTCGATCCATTCGGGCGCCGCCGCGACTTTTTCTCCCGGCGCTGGAGAGGAGGCAGGCGCACCGGCGGTATCGATCACGAACGAAGGAATCAGTTTGCCCGCCCCCGTCTCGCTCTCACCGCCGGTGCGTGTAATGAGGTCTTCCATCGAGGCGCATTGTGCATCGCGTTTCGAAATTAAATAAGGCTGAACAGTTCAGCCCTGAACTTTCGTGGCTATCGGGTAAATTATCGCTACTAATGGTAGATGCCCGCGCGTGTCGCCGCTTCCACCTGCCTCGCATTCACCCGCGCCGGCCTGTAAAACTTGCCCCACCATGAAGTCCCATCCGGCCGTGATCGAGGTGACCGCGCTGCGCGTCGAGCGCGAAACCGTCATCCTCGAATCCATCGATTGGCGCGTCGAACGCGGCGAGCATTGGGCGATTCTCGGCGCCAACGGCTCCGGCAAAACTTCCCTGCTCCGCGCGCTGACCGGATACCTGCCACCGACCGCCGGAGAAATTCGCGTGCTCGGCGAGACTTACGGGCGCTTTGACTGGCGCGAGCTGAGGACCCGGATCGGACTGGTCAGTTCAAGCGTGCATCAGATGATGGAACACAACGACGGCGAGACGGCTCTCAAAGCCATCATCAGCGGACGCTACGCGCAAATTGGCTACTGGGGCGAGATCCGCCCCGACGACCGCCGCGCCGCCACCGCAATCCTGCGCCGCATCGAGGCCCGCGCGCTGCGCGATCGTCCGTGGCGATTTCTTTCCCAGGGCGAACGCCAGCGCGTCCTCATTGGCCGGGCCCTGATGGCCTCACCGCGGCTCATGATCCTCGACGAGCCGTGCGCCGGACTCGACCCCGTCGCCCGCGAGCACTTCCTGCAGTTCCTGCGCCGACTCGCCCGCACCCGCGCCACGCCCACGATGCTCCTCGTCACCCATCATGTCGAGGAGATCGTCGCGATCTTCTCGCACGTACTCGTGCTCAAGTCGGGTCGCGTGCTCGCCGCCGGACCGCGCGGGCGCGTGCTCACTTCCGCAACACTGTCCAGCGCGTTCCACGCGCCGGTGCGCCTCACTCGTGAGCGCGGCAGATACTCACTCTCGGTGCGCCCGCATTCCGGAATAGTAATCTGAAAACGGTCATCGCCAACTAGCTAATCGGCAAATTCAAAACGGCGGGCCGTTTGGCTCGCCGCTTCCGTTGCGCGCGCTGTCAAGTGCGACCCGTCCGTCTATTTCTTTACCTTCGGCGCTTTGCCGCTCCCGCACAGCCGGATCTGCTGCGGTCCTCCCCATTCGTCGTCGTTGATGATCAACTCTCCGCAATGTGCCGTAGTATCCGTTGGGTTGAAGATCACCGAAACTTTACAGCTCTTTCCCGGCGCCAACGATTTAATGCATTGCCTGGTGACCGCAAATGGCGCGACGGCCGACTCACCGGTGATCGATACGGTAATCTTGGATTTCTTGGAGCTGCCGTTCTTGATCGTCACCATCGTGGGTTTGCTGACCGAATTGACCTTGGTCGATTTGCCGAACTTCACGGATTTGGGTGAAATCTTCAGCTTGGCGGCGACAGGTATCGGCGTAGCGGATGGCGTCGCAGTTGCAGTTGCAGTTGCCGTCGCCGTCGCAGTTGCGGTCGCAGTCGCGGTCATCGTCGCCGTCGCGGTCGGCGAAGGTGCGCCGGTAGCGCTTGCGGTCGGCGTCGGAGTCGCGGTCGGCGAAGGTGTGCCGCTAGCGCTTGCGGTCGGCGTCGGAGTCGCCGTGGGCGTCGCGATTATCCCGTCGTAGACCAACGACCGATTGTTGCTCGTGTCCGCCACGTAAAGATCAATATTCGAATCGACCGCCACCGCGGCCGGCGAGCACAAGCTGTCCGCGCCAAGTCCGTTCAAGTCGCCCGGAGCAATTCCTCGATTGCATCCCGAGGTCGTGAAATTGCCGCCGTCGCCCTGTCCGATCACCATCGCCGCCGCGCTATCCGGGCCGAATGGCGCATTGTACTCGAGTACGCGATCGTTGTTCGCGTCGGCCACCCACAGGTTGCCGAGCACGTCGAGCATCAGTCCTGCCGGTGCGCATAATGTCGATGCGCCCGGCGCCGACGACGCGCCTTGATTGCATCCCGACGCCGTGAAGTCGCCCGCCTGACCGAACACCCGCGTCGCATTCTGCGTGCCCTCAAGCGGCGCGTCGATTTCCATCACCCGGTTGTTGCTCGAGTCCGCAATAAACAGATCCCCCGACCTATCCAGCGCCACGCCGCCCGGATTGCACATCCCGTGATTGCTTGGCGACGGATCCGGCCCCACGCCGTCCGCGCATTGCCTGTCGGAGAAATCAGACACCGACCCCTGTCCGTAGGACCGATTCGCAAGCGCATCCGAAGCGACCGGCGGATTGCCCGCTTTCGCGAACTCGAGCACGCGATTGTTCCCCGTGTCCGCTATGTAGATATTGCCCGCGCCATCGAGCGCCACCGCCGCCGGATTGCACAAGGTCGTCGCCCTCGCGCCGTCGAGATTGCAGTTCCTGGTTGTGAATGCCCCGCCCTGTCCGTAAACAAAATCCGCCGACCCGTCGCCCGCGCCCGGCTCGCCGCTGGCCGCGTTGAACGGCGTGTTGTACACCAGCACGCGATTGTTGCCCGAATCCGCCACGTACAGATTTCCCTTCTGATCGACCGCCATGCGCGCCGGACCGCACAGGCTGTCCGGGCCGAGTCCGGCCACGTCGCCTCCCGTCACGCCGTTATTGCACTTGTACGAGAAAAGGTCCGGCTGTCCCAAGGCGATATCCGCCGGCTGCGCACTGACATACGACGACACGTCTTTCCATCCGAGCACGCGATTGTTCACGCTATCGGCGACATATAGATGGCGATACGGCGGGTCCGACGACGCGTCCACTGCGATTCCGCCCGGCGCGGCCTCGCCTGTCGCATCGACGTAGTTTGGCGCGTTGTGCGACAGATCGATCTGCCCGCCCACGCCGTTGGCCACTTCGTTGCCAGGCGAACTGCCCTCGTTGAACTCCAGCACCCGATTGTTCGCTTGGTCGGCAACGTAGAGATTATTGACCGCATCGATCGCCAGCCCCATCGGGAATTGCAGCGTCCCGGCGTTTGGATTCTGCGCCCCGGGCCCTATCATCAGGTTGAGCAGGTCCGCCGTGGCCAGCAGGACCGGCTGCGTATACTCGTACACCTGGTTATGAGGTTCCGATGAAACGTAAAAATTTCCGTTCGAATCGGCCGCGACCCCCGACGGTTGTGCCAGGTTGTTTCCCTCGAAAACCAGGTCTGCAGTAGCATTATTGGTCTGCCGATAGCCGAACGGGCCGTTGTATTCCAGCGCCCGATTGTTCTTCGTGTCGGCAACGTAGAGATTGTCGCCGCCATCGACCGCAATCCCCACCCCGAAAAACGGCGCCGTGCACAGCGTCGTGAGAGTCGCGTCCCCGCCCTGGTTGCAAGCTCCGCTGACCAGGTTGGGCTGTCCAATCGCCACGTCCGCCGTCGCGTCGCCGAAATTCCCCGGCGGCCCGCTCACTTTGGTCATCGGAATCGGAGAGAAAAACACCAGCGCGCGATTATTACCCACGTCGGCAACGAATAGATTGTTGCTCGCATCGACCGCCACGCCCTGCGGACTATTTAGATTGTTGGCGCTAAGCCCACTCGCATTCGTGATAAAGCTCCCGGCCTGCCCGAATACCGCGAAAGCTGCGAAATTGCTCGTTTGATTTGTACTGGAAAGCGCCGCGAACGGATCTGCAAATACCAACACCCGGTTGTTTTGCGTATCGCCGACGTACACGTTATGCGATACGTCAACCGCGACTCCGATCGGCCGGCACAGGCTCGTCGCGTCCGGCGCTGGCGCATTCTGATTGCATCCCGATGAATTGAAATCAGGCTGCCCAATCACCAGGTCTGCCGCGCCGCCGGACACAAACGCCGGGATGCTCTTCCATCCCATTACGCGATTGTTCTGCGCGTCCGCCACCAGCACGTGGCCGGCAGACCGGTCGATCGCCACGCCCGCTGGCGCGTCCATTCCGATCGGATCGACAAAGTTCACCGCGGTCTTGATGAAATCGATTTGCCCCAGCACACGATCCGCAATCAGCGCGCCAACTCCCGCGCGCAAAACCCCGCCCATTGTCGCCAGCACAATTGTGGCCGCAATAGCCGCCGGCAATACGATCCCGCCACTCCGCAAACTAGGGCGCACGCGCTCTCCTTCCGACAGCCCTGACCTGCTCCTTCCGTCTATGCTTGGTGATGAGGATGCTAGACAGACGGCGGGGTCTGGCTGCGTGTTAACTGCGCGTTAACTGCGTGTTGAGGCCAAGCATAATGCCACTCCATGCTTCGTCAACACTATCAAAGTTCCCCAAAGCACCTATTTGTTAATCTTCCCGTCCGATCCATTGCCCCAGTTACGATGTTGCGTTCCGCGCAACTTTTCTTTCTTGTGTCATCCCGAGTTCCGCCGCTTCTTTTTTGTGTCATTCTAGAGCGCTTCTGGATGACTCCGCTTCCACCAGCCGAAGCCCTGAGCGCAGCCGAAGGGGAAGAATCCCGCTTCCTTCCTGGTTGCCGCGCCCCTGAGGCGAGGTGTCACAGACACTCGGCCGCGCCCCTGGTGCGGCTGAGGATGCAGATTTCACGGGAGAGATTAGGTGAGGGTTCTGCGACGCCCCAGGAATACCCGCATGCTCACTTTTTGTGTCATCCCGAGCGTAGCCGAGGGACCCCCGGTTCTTTGGTCTGCCCCTCCTTCTTATAGGCCCCACTAATCTCCTAGTCTCGCGAGTAGCTTGTCGCTCAAAGAATCACTGTCCTTCCGCCAGTTCAAGATTGAGCTGACGCTGCAACCTGAAATTTGACTTCCGCTTGCCACGAGACATAGATTTCGGAGGAACTCCTTATCGACGAGAGGACAGTTGAGCCGAAGAAGAAGCTTGATCAGTTACTATGCGGCGAGGCAACGTGCCGAGGAGCAAGCCGCCAGAGCTCGCGTACGTGCACAAGCGCAAGCGATTCGCGCTCATCAACAGTTTGTGCGACAACAACAACACGCGAGACTCGCAGATGCCAAGGAACAGCTCCGACTGTTCCACGAGGCTCAGGAAGAGGAAGTTTCTTCACGCAACCGCGAACTCGCGGAATCAATCGGACAAATTACCAGCGTACTGCAGAACGCTCTCACTTCGCCCCACCGATTGAATTTCGAGAAATTGAAATCTCATCCGGAGTTCGAGGTTTTCGATCCTGGAGCGCTCGGGAAGGCCGAAGACCCGCCGCGTGCCACCGATTACCTTCCGCCGCCGCCTGGATTTTTCGCCGGGCTCATACCGGGAGCGAAAGCACGCCATCAACTGGCGGTCCGAGCCGCCCGCGCGCGGTTCGACGCAGAGGCGGTCGCTCATGCGAAACGTGAAGAGTCGCGCCAGGTTGCGCTAGAAACCGAGCGAACCCGCTATCAGGCAGAAGTCAAGGATCAGGTCGAGAAAGCTCAACATCAACATGATCAGATCGACGCGCTCAAGAATGGTTACGAGGCCGGCGACAAGGACGCCATCAGACATTACTGCGAAGCGGTCCTTTCCTCGGAAACATATCCAGACGGCTGGCCCGATGTTTTCAAGTTGGCGTACGTCCCGGAATCAAAGCAGCTAGTGGTCGAGTATGACTTTCCTGGCTTCGAAATCATTCCAGTTGCGGCAGCGCACAAATATGCGAGGGCAAAAAAGGAGATCGTCACTGCGCAGCGTCCCGATACCGAACGAAGACGCCTGTATTCTGTGGTGATTGCGGAAACCACGCTCACAGTGATTCATGCGTTGTTCGATGCGGACTATGCCGGCCATGTTGAGACCATCGTTTTCAACGGACACGTCGACGCGATTGATCAAGCTACCGGACACGCGGTCCACCCGTGTCTGGTTACGCTCAGAACGACCAAGGGAGTTTTCCAGCAAATTGACCTCTCGCGAGTTGATCCGGAGGCCTGCCTCAAGCGTCTAAACGCCTCGGTCTCGAAGAAGCCCACCGAGCTCGCTCCGGTGAGGCCCGTCCTCGAATTCAACATGGTCGATCCTCGATTCGTCGAGGAACAGGACATCATTTCGGGCTTGGACAACCGAACGAACCTGATGGACCTGAACCCACGGGAATTTGAATCGCTCATCACAAACCTGTTTGAAAAGATGGGACTGGAAACTCGCCAAACCAGACCTTCACGCGATGGCGGGGTCGATTGCGTTGCATACGATCCGCGTCCCATTTTCGGCGGGAAAGTAGTGATTCAAGCCAAGCGATACAAGAACACAGTTGGCGTCAGCGCAGTGCGGGATTTGTTCGGAACCGTTCAGAATGAAGGTGCATCAAAGGGCATCTTGGTGACCACCAGCGGCTTCGGCCGGGCGTCATTCGAATTCGCTGATCACAAGCCATTGGAGCTGCTCGACGGGGGCAACCTGCTCTATCTACTCGCGGAACACGCCGGCATTGAAGCAAAAATCGAAGTTCCCGACGATTGGAAGGATCCCAGCCCAGTATTGAGCGAGTGAGGTTAAATAAGAAGCGTCCTTAGGGCATCTTCAACTGGCGCGATTTACTAGCAGGGTGTTGAAAAATTCGGTTCAGCCGCCGTTTTCGATTTCAGGCTCTTCAACACCCTGCGTAAAAGATGGCTTCTTACCTACAACATCTCCCCCAAAGGCCGTCTTTGGGGGAGACAAGAGAGAGGGAGCAGGCGTTGAAAATTACTTCTTCAACAGCCTGCTAGGGGTCACCCCTGCGGTCACCCCTGCTTTTGTAACCGGCCCTTCAAGACTGCTAATGTTCTCCTCGAAAACCGCCTAGCCATCGGTACCGGAAAGGAGACCGCGACCATGAGCATCAAAGAGCGAATCGGGTTTGTGACGCTGACTCTCGCCGCCGCGCTCGTCGGAGGTGCCGTGTCTGGCCATATCTTTGCCGCTCGCGCCGTTGACGCCGCCGCAGCCCCCAAGATGATCACCGCGCAGAAGTTCATGCTCGTCGACGCCAAGGGCAATACTCGCGGCGAGTTCAACGTCACCAGCAGAGGCGTCGCACAGCTCGGCGTCTTCGATGGCACCGGCACCTTGCGCGCCGGGCTCGGCGTCGGCGCCGATGGGGCCCCGGCTCTCGGCATCTTCGGCCACGACGGCAAGCCGCGAATCGAAGTCGGACTCGCCAACAGCGTCGCGCGCATCGTGCTCTACAATGCGAACGCACTGCCGCAAGCCACCTTCGGCGTTGCTCCCGACGGCCAGTCCGGTCTGGACCTCTTGGACAAGAACGGCATTCCGCGCGCCTCGATCGTCCTGGCGGCCAACGGCTCTCCCACCTTGCGCCTGGCCGATCAGCACCGCGCGCGCGTCGGTCTCGACGTGACCCCCGACGGATTGCCCGGCCTCGCACTGCTTGGCGCCGACGGCAAGACCCGCGCCTCGGTCACTCTCAATGCTGACGGCGCCGGCGCGCTCACCTTGTTCGACGCCAATGGAAACGTGAACAGCTCCGTCCCCTGATTGACTCTTCACCAGGGGTGGCCCGCGATGGCCACCCCGCTTTCTTCGCTGCACCCAGGGAACCAATGCGCCAACACTCTTCAACTTCCGTCGCTGTCGTCTTCTTGATCGCCACGCTTTCGGCTGCGCTCTTCGGATGCGGCTCGATCCAAACGCCTCCGCCGGCTCCCGAGCAGCAGGCCGAGCAGATTGAACCGATGCTCTCCGCGGCCGGCTTCAGGATGCTCCCCGCCGACACTCCCGAGCGCCAAAAGCAACTCGAGTCGTTGCTTCCGCTCCAGGTTCAATACTACCTCGGCAAGACCGGCAACCTGCACTATTGGATGGCCGATCCGTACTATTGCAAATGTATGTACATCGGCACCGAGGAGGCTTATCAGCAGTACGAGAAGTTGAAACTCAACGAACAGTTCCAGGCAAAGGAAGGCGAGATCTCCCGGCAAACCATCGAAGCCCAGCAGATGGAGGAAATGGACATGCAGGAAGAGATGTTCAATCCATACGGCATGGGCCTCGTCGGTCCGATGGGCCCTGCGATGTACTGGTGACAAATCGCGGCTCTGCAAACCGCGACCACCCTCGTCAAATTACTCTCGCCGCCGGGCGCTGCCCCTGCTACTCCTCCCCCATCCCGGACGCTAACGCCCCCAGCACCGCCTCGCCGGCGCTCGCCTCCGCGATCCCCAGCTTGTCCAGAATCGTCTTCTGTCCAACGCGCAGTCCCCGATCCGCCAGCATCGCGACGATCTCCGCGAACACTTTCATATCGCTGTCGTCCGGCAGCCCCAACTCGATCTTCGGATAGCGCGCCTGCGGCCCCATGTTCAGCTCGACGATCGGCCGAACCAAATCGCGCGCCAGCGTCGCCGCCAATCGCCGCGCATCCGCATTCAGGATGTCGCGTCTCACACCCTCGTGGACTTCAGCCGCCGCGCGCGATCCTCCCGAATCAGGCATCTCAGTAGTCAATGTCTGTCCGAGAACTGCTTTACTCACTTGCGCGTCCAGATACTCACAAAATTTCTGATATAACTCCGCGCTGCCGTTCTGATGCGCCTCGGTAAACTCTATTACCATCGACTCCGGCATTATCGCTGCCGCATCAGTGCCTATTTTCGATACCGCCTGCAGTAGTGCCTGCTTGTCCTGCTCCGACGCGCCCGGATGGTATTTGCCTACTCGCAGAGGCTGCCCGAATACCTCGGTGAACGTTACCCAGTCCTTTAGTACGTAGTTCTTGAACAGGTATGCCCACCCTGCCGCGCGCGCCAACCCGCCTCGTATCGGCAGACCAGCTTTCGCCTTTGCAAAATGAGTCACAAACTTGTACGGCGCCAGGGGCGCCGTCATCGGCTGTATTCCTATGCCGTGGCGCATCGGCGCGTACATTCCGTCGCCGCCGAAATGCGTCGGGCGCGCCTGCGCCGCGTCGCTCTCGACCGGGATTATTTCGCCTTTCAGCGTGCGCACCAGTACCTCCTCGCCCGAAATCCAGTCAAACGCGAACCAGCGCGGGTCGCGCCATTTCAATTGCGCGGGAAACCATTCGCGCCCTGATGTATCCCAGATTATTTCTGTTGCCGAAAACCCCTTGCCCAGCGCATCGAGCACGTCGAACAGCACGCTGTCGAGTTGGATCGGCCCGTCGGCGATCATCTCCCGCACCATCGCCGCCGCCCGTTGATCCTCGGACCCGCTCGACGCCGCCCGCACCACCAGGTCCAGTTGCGCGACCGCATTCTTGCGCGTGCCGAGCACGGCCAGATAGTGCAAGTCCTTTTCTTCCATCTCCTCCGCCAGCTCGAGATACAGAAACGGATCTCCGAACTCGGCTTGTTGGAGGATTCCCGTCAATCGTTCCGGCGTCAGTCCGATCGACGGATGCATCACGGAATATATATTTCGCACTCCCGCCATCGTCGGCGCCGCCTGCTCTTCGCGCAACATCCCTGTATCAACTTCGCGCCCGTAAGCGTCATAGAGTTTCATGGTTGCTCTCCGGATAGTTAGATAGTTAGTCAGTTCTGTGTTCTTTCGATGCGGCTTCGCCTATTTTCAAGAACCATTCGCCGCCGCATCGATGGCACGCTTGGGGAAGACGAATCAGCGCGAGTATAAACTCATAACCGCACTCTTCGCATTTCCATCTCCAGTAGCTATTCATGGAGTGTCAGAATCCACGCACGCGCGCGCGGGCGAAATCCTCTTCCGCCGGCGGCGCGCCGAATGGATCGATCCGCCGGTCGAAGTCGTCCCGCTTGCCTGACCCGAACGCCGGGATGTACGCGATCTGCCCGGGGTCGGCGCGCGACGCGAAGAACGCCAGCGCCGCCGCCATCGCCGAGTCGCCGTGCCGTCCCTTGCCGTCGGACCCGGCGCGCCGCTCCGCGACCTTGGCCACGCCTTGCTCGAGCACGATCGCGCGATGGTCCGCGAGCACGTCCGCATCCTTGGGAATCTCGATCGTGGCGTCCTCGAACGCCGCCTTGTAGCGCGGCATATTTTCGCGGTACCACGACTCCGACAGCATCACCTGCACGATTCGGGCGCCGTAGCGCTGCGCCGCGGTCTCGGCCAGGTACTGTCCGTTGCCGCGCGCGTCCATCGCGCCCGCGGCGAATCGCGGCAGCCGGTCGGCGATATAGAAAAGCACCTGCTCCTGGTTTCGAAACGGGATATTGCGCAGCTCGACCACGAACGGCGTCCGCCGCTTCAGGTCGGGCGCGATCTGCAGCGGCCAGATCACCGTCAAGTCGCCCGAACGCCCGAAGTCCTCGCCGAAAAAACTCGCCAGCGACCCATCCATCGCCGCGATTACGGGCGCCAGGTTGTCCTCGCACCACGCCTGCGTCTCCGAGTAGCGCTCCGCTTCCGGGCGGCCGGCAAATTCCGCCGGCATTTCCCAGCGCAGTATCGGGATACCGGCCTTCATCCGCGCCTCGATCAACACCGAGCTCAGGTACGCGCCCGACGACGCGCGCGGGATGCAGAACAGTTCTTCGCCGACGTTGTCGCCGTAGTAATCGATAATCTGCTGCCGCCATTCGCGCTGCCTTTCCTCGGTCCATTCGGTTTCGCTCTGTTCGCAGATTTTTCTGTATAGTCCGTCGGCTAGTGCGTCGTCGAAAGTCGTGCGATGAAGTGAGTATGGACGCCGGCCCGCGCGAATCTCACTGATTAGCTCGTTGAAGGGATTGTTGGCGCCGTTGTGAGTTGAAATTATGCGCACCAGTCCGCCCCACATGGTAAACGCGAGCGCCGCTTTCAGCAGCCCGGCCAGGTCTTCATGGAACGCCGCCTCGTCTATGACCGCGCAGCCGTCCTTGCCGCGCAGATTCGACGGGCGCGACGACAGCGCCACGATTTTGTGCCCCGACGCGAAGCGGATTCTGTACGCCAGGATGTCGGTGCGCTCGTCGGCCAGCACGATTTCCTCGATCGCCTGCGCCGCCCGATTGAAGCGCCGCGCCCATCGCGCCGCCGCCTCGACGAACTCGAGCGCCATGTCCTTGTTGTAGCCGATATACCATCCGTCGATTCCGGCCCGCCCGCCGGTGGCCGCGCCGAGCGCGCGATCGGCAGCCTCGGTCCAAGTAATGCCTATTCGCCGCGACTTCTCGCTGACCTTGACTTGCGATTGATCGGCCAGCCATCGCCGCTGATATGGAAGTAGTATTGAGAGTGGTTCATTCATTAGCTAATAGCTACTCCGCGAATAGCCTCTCCCTGTCTTCCCCTCGCCCTGCAAGGGAGAGCTGTGCGTAACCGGAGGTTGGTGCTGGAGCGATACGCGCTGGCACCCTCTTTTTTTGTGTCATTCTGAGCGCAGCGAAGAAACCCGAATCTTTCTCGGCGCAAAACACTTCGACTTCACTGAGGGCATGCGAAGCCGAGCTGCTCATATGCAGTTACGCAAAGCTCTCCTGACAGGGAGAGGCAAAGAAAAGGATCCGGGGTCCCTCGACTCCGCAGACTCCGCTCGGGATGACACGAGAGAGAAGGCGCGGAAGGTAAGTAAGTGTGCTGGCATCGCTATATCTCCATCAACACCGCTTTGATCTGATCGACGGCGTCCTTGCTCAGGCCCTTGGTCCGCGCTTCCTCGACCTTCTTCCCGACCGCCGCCTTCCCTGCGCGCGCGTGCTCGACCCATCTGCGATGCTCGGTTTCCGCCTTCGCCAGTCCCGACACGCTGCGCGCCGAGCGCGCGATCGGCAGCCTCGGTCCAGGTAATGCCTATTCGCCGCGACTTCTCGCTGACCTTGACCTGCGACTGGTCGGCCAGCCATCGCCGCTGATATGGAAGTAGTATTGAGAGTGGTTCATTCATTAGCTAATAGCTACTCCGCGAATAGCCTCTCCCTGTCTTCCCCTCGCCCTGCAAGGGAGAGGATAAGGGTGAGGGTCCTTATGCAGCGCGCATCCTCAGCGCGCGAGTCAAGATTCTGTCTTCCTTGTCTTCTCAAGATTCTGTTCTCTGCGTGCCTTGTTTTTCATTTCCGGCTCGCACACATTCACCACGATGCCCCTGATCGAATCACCGCAGCGAAACGCTCGACGCTTGCGGCACGAACAAACCGACGCGGAACGAATTCTCTGGCGACATCTGCGAGGCCGCCGGATGCGGAGCGCCAAGTTTCGCCGTCAGCATCCGATTGGGCCGTTCTTCGCTGACTTCTGCTCGATCGAACGACGCCTCGTTATCGAACTCGATGGCGCCCAACATGCGGACCGCTCTCGAGAAGATGAGATGCGCACCTCGTTTCTTAATTCGCGAGGCTACAGAGTGCTTCGATTCTGGAACGACCAGGTGCTCGAGAATGTTGAGGAAGTTCTTTGCGCGATCGAGGAGTTCCTCAGCGGTTCGAAAACGCAATGAGAAGGGAAAGAATCCTGACTCGCGCGCCCGTTGGCACGGGAGGCCAGTATTAAGAAGGGAAAACAGGGCGCGCTGCATAAGGACCCTCACCTTCATCCTCTCCCTTGCAGGGAGAGGAGACAGACCTGTGCCTCCACACATTCGCACCGCTATATCTCCATCAACACCGCTTTGATCTGATCGGCGGCGTCCTTGCTCAGGCCCTTGGTGCGCGCCTCGTCAACCTTCTTCTCCGCCGCCGCTATTCCCGCGCGCATCCGCTCGGCCCACTTCTGATGCTCGCTCTCCGCTTTAACCAGCCCTGACACGGTGTGAGCCAGCGCCGAGATATTCACCGGCGCGACCGCGGTGCCCTCGCGCTTGCCCTGCGCCGGGTCCTCATTGGCGACGGACAGCACTTCGAAAAGCCGGGTCTGCACCAGCCTGAGCAGCGCGGTCTGCATCTGGGTGTCATCGTCCTTGAATTGCTCACATACGATTCGCGCCTGCGCGGTCGCCATCCGGATCGCGTCGAGGCGGCGCTCGAAGTTCTGCCCATAGCGGTTGATGGTCCGGGCCGAAATCTCGAAGCCGTTGTCCCCCAGCCATTTTGCCAATTCGTGGGAGCTGTGGAAGGTGCCGTCGCTGATCAGAGCGTCGAGCTGCCGCTTCAAATCCCTTGGCATCCGCTTCATCTTCCATCCGCGGGCAGGCGCCTGGAACGGCACCCGTTTCGGCTTGCCGCCGGGCTCGCTTTTTTTCGCGCGCTTGATTGCACCCATCGCCCGCTCCTCAGTACTTGCGCGGGCGCGCGACGCCGGCGGGAGCCGGAAAATTGTACTCGACGACGTCGACGCCGCTGGCGGTCAGTTTCGCGAACCAGGTTTCCGCTCCCTCGCCTTCGAGTTCGAGCAAGCCTAAGTCGCGCAGATAGGCGAGTTCGCGGCGGACGGCGTTGAGCGACAGCGAGAGCTTGATATCGGCGAGCACCCGCCAGATTATCTGCTCCGAGACCGCGATCGGACGTCCCGCGTCGATGACGCGCAGCACCCGCCATCGTGCTTCCTCGCGCCGTTTTTGTTCGAGATCAATTGCGTCCGGCATACAGCCTTTCCTTTACCTCTGCGATATCTTCGCGCATCTCTTCGCGCATCGCGTCCAGCTTCGCGTCCAGCGTACCGCTGAACCTGATCCAGTCCTCGCGCCGCACGTACTCCAGCGGCATATTCACGCGCAAATCAGTCAACTGCTTTTCAAGTTCGTCGACGCGGCCGGAGTCGCGCTGATGCTGCTCGTCGCGCCGCTTCAGCAGCCATTGAATCGTGCTCGCATTCACCGCCACAAACGCGATGAAAGCGGCCACCCATCCCGCGACGTTTCCCCACTCCATCCTTTTCAGTCTCTTTGCGCGGTTGTGCTCATTTCAGCCCTTTTCAGTCTCTTTGCGCGGTTGTGCTCATTTCAGCCCTTTTCAGTCTCTTTGCGCGGTTGTGCTCATTTCAGCCTTGGTCTGTACGTTCGGCCGTTGCGACGGCAGCCGTTGGCACGGCTGGCCAGTATTAAGGCCGCGCTCCGTTGTCGCACGCGGATAACTGTTGAACGCATGCTGTGTCGTATCCCCTGCTACTTCGCCACGCTGAGCGCTTTCGTGCCGATTCCGGCGCGGTACAGCTCGATGCCCGACGCGACCATCTGGCGCATCGTGCTGACCGGAATAGCCGAGGCGTCCAGGCCTTGCGAATAAATGCCCGCCTGCGCGAGCGACTGGATATCGATCCAGGCCGGGTCGGATTGCAGATTGTCGCCGGGATGCTCGGTCGCGTAGATGGCAACTGCGATCCCGATCTTGTTCTTGATCGTCGCGTACATCGCGGCCGTCACCGCCGGCATCGCCTTGGCGATATTGGCGGCCACCGCGACTTCGACGTCGGAGTTAGGCGCGGACGCGACCAGTCCGGGCGGCAAGGACTTGAACAGCGCCGCGACCTCCGGCGCCATCGCGTCCGCGATGATCGGGCCGAACTTCTCGACGATAGCCAGCGCGGCCGCGCTTGCAACGACGCCCATCGCCCTAGCTCTTCGCCGACGACGCGCCGCTCGGCGCTGTCACGGGTGCGGGCGCCACGCCGGTCGGGCAATTACCGAGAGTCACGGTCTGAGGCACGACGAGCTGATTGCTCGAATTGGTGTAGCCGTACACCTGGCACGAGAACTGATTGGCCTCGGTCAGATAAGTGGTGCTGATCGACAGCGGCATCGCCGGAGTCTTGCCTTCGCAATACAGCACGAGCGCCGCGTAATCGACCTGCGCCTGCGCGTTGCAGAAATTGGTGGCTTCCATGCTGAGAGCCGGAGCACTCGGCACGATCGTATTCTTGCCAGTGATTATCTGTTTCGGTGTCGGCTGGAGCAGGCCGCCGCCCTGCTGAGCGCATCCCGCGAGTACCATCACGCACGCAACGAAACACAGAAACAGGCCGGGTAATTTTCGAATCTTCAAACTCATATCAGTCTCACCTCTTCGTGTTTTTTCTCTTTTTTCAGTTTTTTCAGTATTAAGAGTGTTTTCAGTATCAACGCCGGCTCCGTTGTCGCCGCTTTCCCTCGCGTAGTCGCGAAAAGATGCGCCGCGCATATTTTCGCGTCTTAATACTGCGCCCCCCGTCGCCACGGGGCGCCCCGCGCGTAGCGGCCTAATTGCCGTGATCCGCATCGACCTTTTTGTCACTCGCGTGCGCATCCTTTTTTCGCCTGCTCGACGCCGACCTCGGACTGATCGCTGACTGAGAGCGGCGCTGTCGCGACGATTCGGCCGTACAGCGCGAACGCGGCTGCCGCCAGCGCGGAAATATTGCCGATGCTCACGCCGTTGGCGACCATGTCGCCGACGATCAGAACGATCCCGCTGACGCCTCCGTAGAACGCCTTCGATTTCCAAAATGCCTTTTTCACTTTTTCACTGTTAAGACCTGTTGTCGTGCGTCACGAATACGCCCGCGTGAGCCATCCTTTGAGAAACCTGTTGCCGGACGTCCCCTGACTCGCCGCAACGAGCCGGTAATGCGCCGCCAGCTCGCTGCGCAACGCCGCCATCAGCGCAGCCGGGTCGGCGCGCCCGGCTTCGGCCGCGGTGGCGGCGCCTATCACGCCGTCTTCGGTGACGGGCCGGCCGCACGCGCGGATCGCCCGCTGAAGACATTCGATCGCATTGCCGGCGCCCATGTTGACGGCGAGATCGAAGGTCTTGGCCGCGGCCGCGGCGGGCAACCGGGCAAATCCAAATCGCAACCACCATTCACGCCAGTAGATTTCCATCGCCGCGTCGCGGCTGAGGGCCGCGACGTCGAGTCCGGGATGCGAGCGCGCTGAAATGCCGAAGTTGGTGGCGCCGCCGGGATCGTCGGGATTCGACGAATAGCCACCCTCGTTGGCGAGCACGCATTCAACGGCGGTCAGAAATTCGGGGCTGTATGCGTCAGGAACGCCGATTGATGGGTCCACGTTTCAATCGCTCGGCGATCGGCGCGGACGTTGGCGCAGCTGACTCGGCGGCCGGGGTTTCGGGAGCGCGATTGAACGCGAGCACCTTGTACACGTATCGCTCCGTGCATCGGAGTTCGTGCGCGATGCGCGAGATGCTGACGTGCTCGGCCCGCATCGCGACAATTCGCACGCGCCGGCGCGCATGATCGCTGGTGGCCGGAATCAACAGGCGGTCGCCACCAAACATGCGCGCCATCGCCATCGCCGCCAGCAGCCCAATCGAGCGCGTGACCAGGTCGCCGGGTGCGGGAGCTACCGGGATGTACAAGCGGCGGCCGCCGAAATCCGCGATCAGCTTGTCGGCGGCGTCGTCACCGATCGAATGGCCGATCTGATCGTAAAGCGAGGTCCGGGCGACGGCCGCGAAAGGATTGAAACGCGGGGCAGGCAACGGGGCGCGGTTAAGCGCGGGCATCCGGCTGGGGAGGGAGTTCATAAGCCGTACGCGGCGCGAAGATTGGAAGGAATCGAGCCGATGTTACGATCGCGGTCGTAAACCAGCCGCCAACTGATCTCGCCGTTATCCTGGGCGCAGCTTTGGCACAGGCCGCGATTGCGAATTACGTCGGCGCGGGCGGTGGCCGCGTGACACCACAGACAAGCAACGGCACGATTAGAAACGGTAAGACGAACGAGAGAGGCCGCGGGTTCCATAAATCCTCCGCAGGGGACTGAGCGGGCGGGGCGGTCGAACTGAAAAGAAAAGTGATCGCCGCAGCGGGCGCGAAGTCGCGAACTAGGCTAAAAGTGTGTAGGCGGTAAGATCGAACAGTGGCGAGTAGCAGGGAGTGAGCGGACGAAGGCATAGCGCGGCGACCGGGGGAGAGCGAACGCGCATTGGGGGGCGGGGGCTTGGGCCAGAGTTGCGAGTGGTTTGCTTGAGGCAGGATCATGCGCTTTATGAATTTTATTCCACATTAGGAGATTTATGTCAACCACAGTAGTTGACGCCGCATTTCGCTCGAGGCTGACGCAGGTGATCCACAAGTTCGGCTCGGTGGTGGCGGTGGCGACGGCGGTCGGGGTATCGGACAACGCGATCTACAAATGGTTAAAGGGCACTGGACACCCGAGCGTGGCGAACCTGGTGGCGCTGGCGCGAGCGGGGCGGGTATCGGTGGAATGGCTGGCGACGGGAGCGGAGGCGGCGCACAGTGGGCAGGCAATCACGCGCGCAGTCGAGCACGGCGACTTTATTTTCATGCCGCGCAACCGGATTCGATTTTCGAGCGGGCGCGACGGGATACTTCGCAGCGACCAGGTGGTGGACTCGATCGCGTTCCGCGCGGCCTGGGTCAAGCAGCGGCTCAACACGGAGTCGCGCGACTTGATTTTGATTGAGGTGGTGGGGGATTCGATGGCGCCCACGGTCGAGGATTCGGACTTGATACTGGCCGACCTCGCGGAGCCGCGCTTCAGACAGGACGGGATCTATCTGTTGCGCCATGACAGCGGGCTCACGGTGAAGCGAATCCAGCGGCGTCCGGACGGAAAATTGCTGGTGCGCAGCGACAATCCGAAGTACGAAGCGATGGTAGTATCCAACGTGAAAATCATCGGACGAGTGATTTGGATAGGCGGCTGCGTGTGA